AGAGTACGCTCAGATGGGAAGGACGTGGAAGGACGCGACAGCACGGCGCGGATCGGGCATCAAGCTGCCAATTCAGTACACCGACGCTTCCATGACCGTTTTCACTAATAAGAACAACCCCAACTTCCGCGTGTCGTTCAAGGACGTGTTTCCAACCACTTTGGGCGGCATTCAATTCTCCGCACTGGACTCGGCTGAGAACATCATTACGTGCGAAGCAACCTTTAGATATTCGTACTATAACCTTGAAAGGATTTGATTTTCTTATCACAATATGATAAGATACCCTTTGGTTTGATGGAGTTTCGATATGAGTAAGTATGTTGCGCCTAATCTAGATGAGTTGCTTTCCGAATGGGAAGCGGATGCGAAGATTGATACCACTAATCCCGGTGGTGAAATGACGCGCATTCCCGTCATTCACAGTAAGTACAATAAGTACCTCTCCCTTCACAAGATCGCAGCCACTCGGCGCGAAGCTGAGTACGCCAAGCTGCGCAAGACGAAGTGGATGTACTACAACGGCAAGCTATCGCACGAAGAACTGACAGCCCTCGGTTGGGAGCCATTTCCCTTCACGCTCAAGGCTGACCTCAACGTGTACATGGATGCCGACGATGATCTAATCAAGCTCAAGGCTACACTGACCTTCCACGAAGAGTGTATCTCGTTCTGTACCTACGTCATGAAGGAACTCAACAACCGCACATGGCAGATGAAGGAATGGATGGCATGGGAGCGATTCGAACGCGGTAACTAATGAGTGATATCCACTTTGAACAAACTGACAACGTATGGGCGAGGATAAGATGCGACGATAGCACTGCGAAGGAGCTATCAGAATTCTTCACATTCGCCGTTCCGCAAGCCAAGTTTCGTAAGAAAGAGGCTAAGAAGTATTGGGACGGTAAGATTCGCCTGTTCTCAGAGCGCACCCACAAGATCCTCGCGGGTCTTGAGGGTTACGTGCGTCAATTTGCCAAGGATAATAACTACACCTATTCGTCTACGCTCCTGAAAGGGAACATTGCGGAACTGCCTGCGAAGGATTACGTTGCGCGATGGAAGATTCCAGAGAAAATGTCTCCGCGTGACTATCAGTGGGTAGCCTACCTGTGGTCATTGACTCGTAAGCGCGGCATTGTAATTTCTCCCACCGCATCCGGCAAGTCGCTGATCATCTACATGATATCCCGGTGGCTTCTAGAACACGGCAAGAAGCGCGGACTCCTGATCGTTCCGACTACCTCACTGGTCGAGCAGATGTACTCTGACTTCGCTGAGTATGGTTGGGACGTGGAGAAGAACTGCCAACGCATCTACGAGGGATTCACTCGCGATGCCTATGCGCCCATGGTCATTTCTACGTGGCAATCTGTGTTCGATCTGCCGAAGAAATACTTCGCTCAGTTCGACTTTGTAATCGGTGACGAAGCCCATCAATTCAAGGCAGATTCGCTCAAGAGCATCATGACGCAGCTAGTCAACTGCGACTACCGTATTGGAACTACAGGCACGCTTGACGGGTCTAAGGTCCACAAGCTCGTTCTGGAAGGGTTGTTCGGTAACGTTCAACGAGTGGCTTCGACAAAGGAGCTACAGGACAAGGGATATCTCGCACACCTTGATATCAAGTGTCTGGTACTACAACACTCGGACATTCCGCAGAGTGTGAAAGGCGCATCCTATCCCGACGAAATTGCTTATCTCTGTGCCTGCGAATCACGCAATCGCTACATCACAAATCTGGTAAAGTCACTAGACGGTAATACGCTTGTCCTATATAATTACGTAGACAAGCACGGTAGAATCCTCTATGACTTGATCAAGGAAAAGCTACCCGACAGAAAGGTTCACTTCATTCATGGTCTGGTCGAGACTGAGGACCGGGAAACCGTCCGTAAGCTGACAGAGAATGAGAGTGACTCGGTGATCGTTGCTTCCTATGGAACCTTTTCCACAGGCATCAACATCAAGCACCTACACAATGTTGTCTTCGCCTCTCCGACGAAGAGCCAGATTAGAACTCTTCAATCCATCGGCAGAGGTCTAAGACTAGGTGAGAGAAAGCAGAAGTGTACTTTGTACGATATCGTGGACGATATGCGATACGGCACCCATGTCAACTTTGCGTTGAGACACTATGAGGAACGGATTCGAATTTACAACGAAGAAAAGTTCAACATCAAAACCTTCAACATAGGACTACGCTAATGGAACAACCAGTAGTCAAGTTCTACAAGCTGAGAGATGGTGAGAATATCGTCGCATTCGAAATGGAAAACGCTGACACTCACTACAGGCTCCGTAGACCCCTTTCCTTTACCATTGAGAATGAGGTCATGAGTGGCAGACAGATGCTAAACGTCAGAGAGTGGATTCCACCCATCGTCTGTGCGACTGACGAAATCTGTATTCCGAAGGAGTACGTCATGGTTTCTACTGACGTGAAGGAATCCTTCAAGAGTGAGTATGAACAAGCCTCTGAATTCCTTTACAATGTACAGGCTAGACCTAAGAAACCAAGAGAAGAGGTGCCTGTAATGCTTAAGGATCCTTCTAGGAAACCTAATTGATCCTTATGTTCTTATTGATCTTAATACCCACTTCAAACGTGCCACACACGTAGTATACACACGATACGAGGTTCTGTCAAGACTAAATCACTATGGCTAAAACAAATTATGTCGATAACAAACTCTTTCTCAAGGAAATCTCTGCGTACCGCAAAGCCGTGAGAAAGGCGAAGCGAGAGAAGGCACCCAAGCCACGTATCCCTGAATACGTCGGGCAGTGCTTCATGCTCATTGCTGAGAATATGTCCCACAAGTATAATTTCCTCACCTACTCATGGCGTGATGAAATGGTCAGTGACGCAATCGAAAACTGTGTCATGTACGTGGATAACTTTAATCCTGCTAAGTCCAAGAATCCATTTGCTTATTTCTCGCAGATAGTGTATTATGCATTCTTGAGGCGCATTCAACGCGAGAAAAAGCAGTTGTATGTGAAGTATAAGTCTACTGAGCTTCATGGAGTTCTGGATGACTTTAATCAGATGGAGTCCGAAGACGGTATGACTCGGCAGTTTGAGCAGTACGACAACATTGGCGAATTCATTCAGAAGTTCGAAAATGCGAAAGCTGCGAAGAAAGCCAAGGCATCGTCCAAGGGGATAGAGAAGTTCATTGAGTAGAAGCATTCGCAAGGGGCAGAAGAAACTGCGCCGCCGCAGCAAACCCCATTCCTATTACGCGCAATCTCCCGGTTACTGGCGGCAGGAGATTCGGCGCAGAGATAAAGTGAAAGATGAAAATAGCAATCTTGGGTGACACCCACTTTGGCATGAGAAACGACTCGGCTGTATTCAATGAGCTTGCTCGCAAGTTCTACACCGAGGTCTTCTTCCCCTATTGCCGACAGCATGGTATCGGAACAGTAGTCCAGTTGGGCGACCTGTTTGATCGACGCAAGTACATCAACTTCAACACGCTCGCATCCGCCAAGGATTACTTCTTCAATGTGTTGGAGAAGGAGAACATGCGGCTGTATGCGCTGATCGGCAACCACGATATCTTCTTTCGCAACACCCTCTCGGTCAACTCTCCAAGCTTAGTCCTTCAAGAGTACGAAAACATCCACCTGATCGAACGTCCCTGTTCGGTGGACTTCGATGGCTTGAAGGTGGATATCATTCCGTGGATCTGCGAAGAGAACGAAAAGGAAATTACAGAATTCGTTGAGAAGTCGAAGAACGGTTGGTGCTTCGGGCATCTTCAGTTGACCGGCTTCGAAATGGACCGTGGCAACTTCTGCCATGAGGGTATGGAAGCGTCCACCTTCTCCAAGTACGAACAGGTTATCTCCGGTCACTTCCACCACAAATCATCCCGCGAAAACATCCTCTATACGGGTGTGCCGTATCAGATGACGTGGGCGGATTGGAACGATCCAAAGGGATTCCACATTCTCGACACCGAGACACGCGAGCTAGAGTTCATTGTCAACCCACACGAAATCTACGTGAAGATCGGTTACAACGACGATGACCTGTACTTCGATGAAGTCCAGAATAACGATTACTCGACATTCACTGGCAAGTACGTCAAGGTGGTTGTCGAGAAAAAGAACAACGGCTTCCTCTTCGAAACGTTGATCGAAGCACTCACTAAGGCGAATCCGCACGATGTAACCATCGTGGAAGACTTCTCCGACGTGAGCATTAGTGAAGATGGAAACGAAGTAGATCAGGCTGACGATACTCTTTCCATCATCGACAAGGTAGTGGAAGGCATGGAGATTGATCTACAGAAGCCGAAGTTGAAGAGCATACTTCGGGAAGTCTATAACGAAGCATTGGCGATTGAATCATGATTACATTCCACACGATCCGTTGGAAGAACTTTTTAA